TTTCCCGCCTTAAGTCTTCAGGTGATGAAGCCCTGTATGAATGTGTGCTGGAGCATGAGCTGGCGCTGCTGGATAAGAACTATCGTTCCGCCGTGTACATGAACATGACGGTCCCGGAGCTTGTCACAAAGCTAATGAAGGACAGTGGTCACTTTGAAGGCTACAACATCGATTTTGACCAACTGAGCCACAACTATCTGCGTCGGGAAATGATCGTTCAGTGGAAAGAAACCGATCTGCAGTTTATCCGCCGGCTGTTGGTTGAGGTGGGGATCTGGTTCCGCTTAGAGAATCACGACAAAGTGAAGGCGGAAACTGTGGTTATTTTCGGCGATTCTGACCGCCGTTACCGCTTTTGCGACAAACAGGTGCCTTATGTCCGCCATTCTGGCATGACCAGTTATGCCGAATACATAACCGATCTGGAAGAACAGCACGACCTGATCCCTAAAAACGTGCTGGTTCGCACCTACAACTACCGCGAACCGCATTCACCGCAGGCGGATAAAACCATTGAAATGAGTGACATTCCCCAGGGCATCACTTTCGGGCAACACTATCACTACGCCGATCCCTATCTCACTGATGGTGACTGTTATGGCACAGAGGCGGAAACGGCTACGTTTTACGCAAGGTTGCGCTATGAGCGTCTACTGAACAGCCAGAGTGTTCTGGGGGCAACCACCAGCGATCCCGAACTTCAGCCGGGCATTATGTTTAACCCTACAGGCCCCATCCCTGATGGGTTTAAGTCCGGTTTTCTGATAACGAAGATGACTATCCGCAGCAGCCGCGCGGAACACTACCGCGCCGTGTTGTCGGGGATCCCCTGTACCAGGAGCTACAGCTTCCGCCCTGGCTATATACCCCGACCAGTGATAGCCGGAACGATACCCGCCAGAGTGGCGGCTATCGGGGGAGATAAAACCTATGCCGGGCTTGATGCGCATGGTCGCTACCGGGTGAAGTTTGATTTTGACCTTGATGAAAAGCGTGACGGGTTCGAAAGCGCCCTGGTACGCCTCGGCAGAGCGTATGCGGGTGACACCTTTGGTATCCACTTTCCACTACTGGACGGAACCGAGGTCGCCGTGGGTTTTGAAGGCGGCGATCCAGACCGGCCTTTCATTGCTCACGTAATGCACGATGGCAGCCGGCCGGATTTAGTCACCAACCGCAACGATAGCCGCAACGTGATCCGCACGGCCGCGTCCAACAAGATCCGTCTTGAGGACCGTCGCGGCAAGGAGCATATCAAGATTTCCACGGAGTACGGCAAAGGGCAATTCAGCGTTGGTCACCTGGTGGATGCGGAAGGTAAAAAACGCGGGGAAGGCGTGGAAGCCCGTACCGACGACTGGATGGCGCTGCGTGCCGCTAAAGGGGTGATGATAACCACCGAGGCCCAGCCGCGTGCCGCGGGGAAACAGCTGGATATGACGGACGCCATTGCGCAACTGGAGAAAGCCTTAACGCTGGCGATGACCCTGCAGCAAAGTGCGCTGACGGCTGGTGCCAGTCATGTGGAAACCGATCGGCAGAATGCGCTCAGCCAGACGTTAAGTCACCTCACGGAGCCTGGCATTCTGGCGTATGGCAAAAACGGCGTCGCTCAGGTGACCCCGGATAGCCTGCAACTGTCAGCCGGGCAAGACCTGATCGCCACGGCAGGCAATGATACCAGCATGAATGTGGTGAAAAAATTCTCGCTGGCCGTGGGGGAGAAAATTTCGCTGTTTGCCCGCAAGCTCGGTATCCAGATGATTGCCGGCGCGGGAGATATTACGTCTCAGGCACAGCGCGGTGAAATGCACATGCTGTCGCAGAAGGATTTTACCCTGACCAGCACCGCCGGGAAGATGAACGGCAGTGCCCGGGAGGGGATGCAGTTTGTCTGCGGCGGGGGTGGGATCCGTATCAGCCCAAACGGGCTGGTTACCCTTTTCTCGCCAACTGGCATTGAGCTGAAAGCGCCGAGCCTGAAATACGACGGTCCGGATAGTGCGTCAGTCCAATCACCATCCTTCGAGAAAGGCGCTTTTAAACTCCGTTACAAGCTGCACGCTGGCGATGACCCGGAGCAAATTCTGGCGAACAAAAAATTCAGACTGACGAATTCGGCCGGCCAGATTGTAGAAGGCGTCACGGACAGCAAGGGTCATTCACCGCTGCTTGATGCTGACGACCTCGATAGTTACAAAATGGAGCTGATGGAATGACGGAGTCGAAGACAAAACCGTACGCCCCGCGGGTGGTATCGGAAGGGGATATTCCGGTACACAGAACTCTGGGAGAGGCTGCCCAGACGCGCAACGTGGGAATACCGCGCCCGATGCCGGGGATTATCATTCTGATCCACGGCGTGAACGATGTGGGTGAAGCCTACCAGAATCAGGAGAAGGGGATACTTGCAGGACTGGGGAAACGGCTTAACCGAACAAGCACCCCAGACCACTTTATCCTGGCCGGATTGTTGGGCCTGTTTGAGGGCGGCTGCGGCAGGGCGTAATCCAAAGGGTAATGACAAGCCGCCGGCGGCCAGCGCAAGGGATCCGAGGGCAGAAGATTTAACGAGGGTGCGGCGGCTGATCCCGCCGCTTTGCGCATTATCTGACATGGCTCACTCCATAATGTTCGTTATCTATGAACGTTTTAAGCCGTGATTAGGATCAGGCTAATGGAGTGGCAGTGTTACCTATTAAGGGGGAGATAATATTAATGTATATCAAAACAAAGGGGATTCCCCCGCCCGGGCGGGGGATAATCTCTACTGCGGTTCGCGCGGCGCCGGGGCCTGAGTGCCACCTCCGCTTACCGGGTAATTTCCGCTGCTGGTGCGGGTGTAGAGGATTTTAAGGGTATCGTTGGCGCAATGACCGACCACTTCGGCGTCGGGTTTATCGGCCTGATCGTTCGGCACGATGTTGAGCATAAAGCCGCTTTCCGGTACGCCATTGTTGATGATTCGCTGCTGAATATCGCTTTTAATCCGCTCGCAGTTATCAGGTGCCGCCAGCGCGGCCGGGGCAATGCCCGCCAGCAAAAGTGCAGTAATCCAGGGTAACCGTTTCATCTCTGCCTCCTTACGACTGGGTGTGACTATAATAGTAGCAGGGTTAATGTAAATGGTTGTATTTGCTAATATGACCGGGAATTATCTTCATCTATTGGTAGGTCATGTGAATAAACACGCGCTTATGCTTCTTCTGGCAGGTCTGTTGGCGGGATGTGACAACGCCAGTGCGCCGCTGTCGTTTACGCCAGAGATGGCCAGCTTCTCTAATGAGTTCGATTTTGATCCGCTTCGCGGGCCGGTGAAGGACTTCAGCCAGACACTTTTCAATGACAAAGGGGAAGTGGCGAAGCGCGTCAGCGGCACGCTATCGGCAGAGGGCTGTTTTGATAGCCTGGAAATGCAGGATCTGGAGTCGAACTCCGGCGTCGCCCTGGTGCTGGATGCTAACTACTATCTCGATGCCCAGACCCAGCAGAAAAAGCTGCGGTTGCAGGGTAAATGCCAGCTGGCAGAGATGCCTGCGTCGGGCATTTCATGGGATACCGATGACAACGGGTTTATCGTCAGCGCCCACGGCAAAAATATGGAAGTCCGTTATCGCTACGACACCGACGGTTATCCGCTGGGTAAAACCACCGTGGCCGGGGAGCAGCACCTGTCGATTACGGCAACACCGTCTGCCGACAAGCGTAAAAGAATGGACTATACCGCCGTGAGCCTGCTGAACGATAAACCGCTGGGCAATGTGAAGCAGACCTGCCAGTACGACCGGCATAACAACCCGGAGGAGTGCGAGCTGGTGATTGTGGATGCGACCGTGAAGCCTGCGGTTTCACGCAAGTACACCATCAAAAACAGTATCGAATACTACTAAGCACCGCGCAGCAGGCTGCGCGGTACGGTCGGGCAGAGATCAGGGAGTCATTGTCCGGCCAGTGCGGCGATCCAGGCAGCGCAGGGTGTTCGGCTCCCAGTAGGCGTTGACGTTGGCGCTCTGCTGGCATTTATCCCGCGCATCAAAGGCCACATCCTCTTTATCCCACTCTTTCTCTGCGCGGGTATTCACCTTATGGCGCAGGCTACGGGTGTCGTTCCATTGTTCTTTATCCATGGCGGCATTCTGACGGCTCTGGGCGCTGTCGCCGGATTCAATAATCAGTTTGCTGGTGTTGGCGGATACTGGCGCGACGAAGACCGTAGCCAGCAGGGCAACCAGACAGAGACGTGTGCTCAATTTACGCATAGCAATTTCCTTATGGATGGTGGAAATTCGAATCCCCACCGCAGATTCTATAACAGTCCATGTTAAGGGCAAACCCACATCAGGCATGTGGAAAGGATCCTTTCACATTCGGGTATGATAACGCATCACTCCTCAGACAACGCTAAATATGTTTAAAACAACGCTGCTCTTTTTTGCCACTGCGCTGTGCGAAATTATCGGCTGCTTCCTGCCCTGGCTGTGGCTAAAGAAAGGCGCATCGGTCCTGCTGCTCATTCCTGCGGGCATCGCCCTGGCACTCTTCGTCTGGTTGCTAACCCTGCATCCTGCGGCCAGCGGGCGCGTCTATGCTGCTTACGGCGGCGTATACGTCTGTACGGCGCTGCTGTGGTTACGGGTGGTGGATGGCGTGAAGTTAAGCCCGTACGACTGGGCCGGTGCAGTGATCGCCCTGTGCGGCATGTTGATTATCGTGGCAGGCTGGGGGCGCGCGTAAGCGCCTCATTGTGTGATCCAGCGAGGGTTTTTTGATCTTCATACTTGTATGGTAGTAGGGTTGTTGCGTAAATTTCCTTCATCACAACGAAAGATGTAAGGAACCGAAATATGAAGATTGTAGGGGCTGAAGTCTTTGTCACCTGCCCAGGGCGCAACTTTGTTACGCTGAAAATCACGACCGACGAAGGGATCGTTGGCCTGGGGGATGCCACTTTAAATGGCCGCGAACTGTCCGTGGCCTCATACCTGAAAGATCATCTCTGCCCGCAGTTGATTGGCCGTGATGCCCACCGCATCGAAGATATCTGGCAGTTCTTCTATAAAGGCGCGTACTGGCGTCGTGGCCCGGTCACCATGTCGGCGATCTCTGCTATCGATATGGCGCTGTGGGACATCAAAGCCAAAGCCGCCAATATGCCGCTGTACCAACTGCTGGGCGGTGCCTCCCGTGAAGGGGTAATGGTTTACTGCCATACCACCGGCCACACGATTGACGATGTGCTGGAAGATTACGCTCGCCATAAAGAGATGGGATTCAAAGCCATCCGCGTTCAGTGCGGTGTGCCGGGAATGAAAACCACCTACGGCATGTCTAAAGGGAAAGGGCTGGCGTATGAACCCGCCACCAAAGGCAACTGGCCGGAAGAACAACTGTGGTCAACCGAAAAGTACCTCGATTTTACTCCGAAACTGTTTGACGCCGTGCGCAGCAAATATGGCTTCAATGAACACCTGCTGCACGACATGCACCACCGTCTGACGCCCATAGAAGCCGCGCGCTTCGGCAAGAGCATCGAGCAGTACCGCATGTTCTGGATGGAAGATCCGACCCCGGCAGAGAACCAGGAGTGCTTCCGACTGATCCGCCAGCATACCGTTACGCCGATCGCGGTGGGCGAAGTGTTCAACAGTATCTGGGATTGTAAGCAGCTGATTGAAGAGCAGTTAATCGACTATATCCGCGCCACCATCACCCACGCGGGTGGTATCACCGGGATGCGCCGGATTGCCGATTTTGCCTCGCTCTATCAGGTACGCACCGGTTCGCACGGCCCATCGGATCTGTCGCCGATTTGCCACGCGGCGGCACTGCATTTTGACCTGTGGGTACCGAACTTTGGCGTGCAGGAGTACATGGGCTATTCCGAGCAGATGCTGGAAGTCTTCCACCATAACTGGACGTTTGAAGACGGCTATATGCATCCGGGCGAGAAGCCAGGGCTGGGTATCGACTTTGACGAAAAACTGGCAGCGAAATATCCCTACGATCCAGCCTACCTGCCGGTTGCACGTCTTGAAGATGGCACGCTGTGGAACTGGTAAAGGAGCCGAAAATGAAAAGTATCGTCATTCAACAACCCAATACCCTGGTGATCGAAGATCGCCCGTTACCGACCCCCGCGGCGGGCGAGGTGCGCGTCAAAGTGAAGCTGGCGGGGATTTGCGGTTCCGACAGCCATATCTATCGCGGCCATAACCCCTTCGCCAAATATCCGCGGGTGATCGGCCACGAGTTCTTCGGCGTGATTGATGCCGTCGGCGACGGCGTCGATACCGCTCGCCTGGGGCAGCGCGTTTCGGTGGATCCGGTGATCAGCTGTGGCCACTGCTATCCGTGCTCGGTCGGCAAACCGAACGTCTGTACCTCGCTGGTGGTGCTGGGCGTCCATCGCGACGGCGGCTTCAGTGAGTACGCCGTGGTACCGGCTAAAAATGCCTGGGTTATCCCGGATGCTATCAGTGATAAGCATGCGGTGATGGTGGAGCCATTCACCATTGCGGCTAACGTCACCGGCCACGCCAGCCCGACGGAACAGGACGTGGCGCTGATTTATGGCGCGGGTCCGATGGGGCTGGTCACCGTTCAGGCGCTGAAAGGCGTTTATAGGGTGAAACAGGTGATTGTGGTCGATCGCATCGACGAGCGCCTGGCAATGGCCGAGCGCAGCGGAGCCGACTGGGTCATCAACAACGGCAGCCAGTCCCTGCCAGCATTACTGGAAGAGAAGGGCATTAAGCCGACGCTGATTATCGACGCGGCCTGCCATCCGTCCATTCTGCAGGAAGCGGTCACGCTGGCTTCGCCTGCGGCACGTATTGTGCTGATGGGCTTCTCCAGCGAGCCGAGCCAGATCGTGCAGCAGGGGATTACCGGCAAAGAAATTTCAATTTTCTCGTCCCGTCTTAACGCCAATAAGTTCCCGGTGGTAATCGACTGGCTGACGAAGGGGCTTATCGACCCCGACAAGCTGATTACTCACGCCTTTGAGTATCAACATGTTAAAGACGCCATCGAACTGTTTGAGAAAGACCAGCGGCAGTGCTGCAAGGTGTTGCTGACGTTCTAATTACTATGAATGCGGTTTAGCGGTACGCATCTTACCCTGTTGAGATAGCCATTATGACTCAAGTACAACATGAAAGATCCACATCTGACCTGATCAAAGCCGCGGTATCCGGGTGGCTGGGCACCGCGTTAGAATTCATGGATTTTCAGCGCTAAGAGGGGTATGTCGAGGATATTTAAAGATATTATGCAGCGGTCCTGTCGCTGTGGGGCATGGTTGGGGCAAAGTCGCTTAATTTTGAACTCAACATGGCGATCTGATCCAGGTTGTTTTCCTCCATCCACTTCCCATAAACCTGAAATACCATCTGGGCATCGGCATGCCCCATCTGGTTAGCAATGAAGTTCGGGTTTGCTCCTGCAGAAAGCGACCAGCACGCATACGTGTGTCTCGACTGATACGATTTCCGGTGGCGAAGGCCGGCTCTTTTCATCGCCGCATCCCACGAGTTCCCTATGGAGTTGATGGAGAAGTGCTTGCCGTAATTCCCCGCCCTGGCTGTCAGTGACGGCAGGAAGACAAACGTGCACTTATTGAACTCTTTCTTTCCGTACTCCCTCAGCTTAACAGATACGTTATGCTCCTGAGAGAGGCGGGTCATTTCATACTGGCTTTTGAATGCCTCGAGAGCAGGCTCGATCAGGTGCACAACCCGGTTAGTGCCGGCATTGGTTTTCGGCAGCGTGAAGATCCCTTTCTGCGTCAGGCTTCTTCTGACGGTGATTGTCCCCGCTTTCAGGTCCACATCTTCCCAGGCAAGTCCGCACAGTTCACCCGGCCGCAATCCGGTGTAAACGGCGATAGCCCACAGATTCTTGCTCTGTTGATGGTGACAGGCGTCAATCAGGCGAGGGAACTCCTCTCGGGTGATGGGGTCAGGATCCGGGCGGGACTCTCGCAGAGGGGCCACACCGTTCATTGGTGACTTTGAAATGTAGCCATTTTCAACCGCAAACTGGAAGATACCGAACAACACGGTCATGTAGTTGTTCACAGTAACAGCGGATCGACCCCGCTTCGGAGTTTTATGCCCCTGCTTCATGACCTGGAAACCGGTCAGCAATTCCTTCCGCACTTCCAGCATGCTCTCTTTGGTGATTGAGGAAAGCAGGGTGCCGGGTCCAATAATAGCCGTAACATTAGCAATGACTCGCCCATAAGTGTTGAGCGATGATTCAGCCACCTCCATTTCCTTCAGTGCGAGCCATCTCGCGGATAGCTCCCCGATCGTTACCTCTTGCCTTGCCTCCCCGAACCGCGCCAGGTTCTGGGAGGAGGGGAACTGCTGGGCATAGTTGAAGGTTCCGGTTTTGATGGCATAGCAGATCGACGTCCGTAACTCGCCGGCCACTTTTCTGTTTTTGGGGGTGTCAGCCACCCCCAGGCTTTCACGCACTCTGACCCCTTTGTAGATGAACCACAGCCTTAGCGTGCCGCCGTGGTTTTCCACTCCTGTTGGGTATTTCATAACGATTCCTCGTTGGTTGATGGTCAGAGTATTTAAGCAGATTGTCGCCGCGGTTTCGCTGAGGCCTGACGCTCAATCCAGCGGTCGATCTCATCCAGGTTGTAAAAACACGGGCTGTTATCCCACGGACTACAGTCAAAAGAGACGTGTTTGTATTCTTTCCCCTCCAGAAAAGTCTTCTCCCGCGCCTTCTTCAGCGTTCCCTTTTTAATCCCCTTCAGAGCTATCAACTGCTCCTCAGACACCCATTTCCCGGGCGATACCATCATGATTACTTCGCTCATACCTTTCTCCACTTAAACTGAACGCCGGGGCGACCTGGCTATTTCTCCGCACCCGGCACAGCCATCAGCTGTTTTAGGTTTCTCGGTGATATTTCAATATCAGGCTGCCTGCCCGGGTAAGGATCGCAGGCGGCGCATGCCGGTCATCGCCGTGGCAACGTAACTCGCCTTACGGTTCACCACCTCCACCCAGACCTTTACGCCTTCCACCCGCACTGTGTACGTCTCCCGCATTTTGCTGCGCCCGTAATCGCCGTAGCGCTCCTGATGGGCTGCCAGGGCGATGTCGCAGGCCTGACGCGCCAGCGGTGACTGTGTGCTGCGGTTAATCAGTTTCATGGCCGGCTCCTTCGATACGCTTAAACTCGATCACCCAGACCCACGGGTTGGCCTGCCAGCTGCCCGGCGCGGTATCTTCTTCTTGTTCGAAGGATTTACCGCGTACTGATTTCCATAAAGATTCGAATGACTCCCGCGGGCTGTGCACGCAAAAAGTACCGTCGCCGCTCAGGTGGTAATCGCGCCAGAACTGGTGGTCATCATCCCTATCCTTTGGCACTGGTATGATTCCTTCAGCAATGCAATCGGCATCACTGATGCTGTTCAACCGCTCGATCCGCACATCGGTAATCTCCAGCAGAATCCGGCTGGCCCAGCGCGGCATGTGGATGGATGGGGTCCAGCGCTTCACTTTGCATTTCGCCCCGTCGTCAGTGTCTGCCCGATAAACAAGCCGCTCCCCACAATCACCGAAAGTCTCCCGCACCCAGATGCGATCGCCTGGCCTTCCGTATGGGCATTTGGCGTGAGCGAAGTTGCGGTTTGTTTCCCGCTCGTCACTCCCGGCACCGTATAAAGCGCCGTTCCAGGAAAAGCCTGATCTTTCCGTTAGCTCAGGCTGCGGCTTAACAGACCGCCGGGTCTGCGTCTTCCGGCCGCCCAAGAGCGCCCGCACCATCTGACCGTTGAAAATCATTCCGCGTTCTGTAATTTTCGTCATGTCGTTACCGGGAGGGCGAACCCTCCCGCCTCCCTTAGGCCACGTATTCCGGTTTCATATCTGCCAGGGTGATGCTGAACTTATCGTGCAGTTCGTCGCCCATATGACGTTTCGCTGCTGCCAGCACGCGCTCTGCTTCTGCGAACTGCTCAACTGCGCCCGGCTCGCCCGGTTGTGGCAGAGAGTTGATCGCCGCCTCGACCGCATTACGGTGCTTTACCAGGTGGTAGCGGCGCGTAGCCTTGTTCTTCAGTTCGGTGAACAGGGTGGTTCCAAGCGCAGTTTTCGCTTCGTTGATTTCATTGCCGACGGCTGTGGCGGCTTCCAGCGTTTCAGCAGCATCAATGCGATCCCGGAACTCATCGGCCATAGCGTCAACGTTTGCCGCCGATTCCTGCGCGCTTTGAGTGGTTGTTACGGTGTCACCTTTGATGTTAGCCAGGCTCACGCGCTGGGCGGGGGCCGGGTTGATCTCCTTCTCGGCGCGCTGCTCCACCTCATCTGGGGTGTACACGCCCAGAACGACCGCAGGGCAGTACAGGCGCGCCCAATACTTGAGGGCCAGATACGCGATCTGCTGTTTAGGGTTCGAAATCCACAGTGGAGAATTACGTGTAACCACGCTGGACAGGAAGACCGGCTCGCCCCAGGTGATCTCACTTTCGCCGCGAATGACGGCACCCACACGAACCGACAGGCCCTGTTCGTCGGCGCTGGTCCAGCCGCGCACCATTTCTTTCTTGTCGTACGTCCCGCCGCCTTTTGCAGGCTTCTTCACGATCTCTTCGCGGCTACTGGCGCATTTCGACCAATCGCCCTCGTACTCATAGTGGAAGCGGCCCACAATGGCGTTAGAACTGGAGATCACCGCGTTTACCAGCTGCGCTTCGTACCCCAGCACGCCGTTGACCAGGTGCGTTTTCTGCGCCACTGCGTACGGGTTCATCCCCCACTGCATAGCCTGCATGATGATGGCCATGCAGTCGGCTGGGTTGCCGCGAAGATGTTCAGGAACCGTTACAGCAGCCTGAGCCATCAAACCGGCAACGGCCTGCAGCTGGGTTAATGCCTGCACGTTGAAGATGGCATTGCTGGCAGAGATAGTGTTTGGAGCCTGCTGCTCCGCGGTTACGATATTCATGTTTTCCATCGTCATTCCCCTTATGCCTGAGTACGCAGCGCTTCAAGGCGGCGCAGGTCGAAGTCGTTCAGTTCGTCGGTGTAGTCTTCGGTGATCGGCGCTGGCCACTCGCCAGTGTCGAACGCGTTGGCGATGCGGTTCATCGTCTGGCGATACTCGAGCATGCCCAGCTCTATCAGCTCCTCGCTGGCCTCGACGATGGCGATCCAGTGGTAACCTTCGTCTTTGTTGACGAAAATCCAGAAGAACTGGTCCAGGGCAGCGGTCTGCATGTACATGGCTGCGCTGAGGTGATAATCGCGGTCAATGATTTCCCGGTGCAGACGGGCGCGCAGGCCGGACTGCTTCACGTTCCACATGCTGATGGTTTTAAGGTCGGCGCCGACACGAACGCCGTCGATGTCGATTTCCAGATCCGGGCGTACACGGATTTCCAGCCCGGTCTCTTCGTCAATACCGAAATAGCTCGTCTCAACAGCGCGATCAGGGTGCAGCAGCAGTTTCCCGGCGGTCGGGTGTTCGTACAGCGCTTTCTGAATGGCCAGCGCCGTTTCCATCTGCTGGAGGGTCACCAGAATTTTGTCACCCGGGTTCTCGCGCCACGCGTCCAGCAGTTCGTCAGCGAATACCGCATCCGGCTTCACGGACTTCACCGCCTGGATCATCTCTGCTTTGGTGCCGGACACTTTCAGCGGTGCTGGTTTCTGGGCTTCCTGCGCCACCAGGTCAGGGTTTATGATCGCCAACTGCTCCAGCAGCGCGTCACGGCTGCCGCTGGTTTTCACCGGCGCAGGCAGGGTGGCGTTGTACTCTTTGATGCAGGCCTTCATTGCGGCAGCGGTATGCTTTGTGCCGTTCTCAATGCGCTGGTATTCCTCAGGCAATTGCTCATACGCTGCGTAGGTTTCCTCAACCGATGCGCCCAGCGGCAGCTGCGCTGGAAGGGTGGCGTTGTGCTCTTCCAACAGCGCTTTGATATCGTCAGCGCTCAGCAGCGTCGGCAGGCTGGCATTGTGTTCGTCGATAAAGGCGCGCAGGGTCGCCGCGGTGGTGAAGGCTCCTTCCGGGATCACCGGCTCAACGCTGAACTCTTCATCAAGATTTTCCGGCTGCAGCGCCAGCGCATGCACCAGGTTGCCCATATCCAGCACTTTGGAACCTTCGCGCGGGATGGTCTTGGCGACGTGGCGCGCGTTGAAGTACATCAGGCTCACCCGGGCATCTTTCACCTGGGTGCTGCTAATCCCGTTCGCTGCGTGATACACGTTATTTGGCAGGCCTTCATAGCGGCCCGGTTCGAAATACGCTGGATACTCTGGCGCTGGTGCTTCTTGGATTTCCTCCCACTCGTCGGAGTTTTCGTCGCTTTCATCAGCAACCGCTGAAAGCGACGGCGCGGTCGCGGCCAGAACTTCGGAAGGGCTCAGGGCATCTGTTTGCGAATCAGCTGCATCAGCGCTTTCGCCTGGAGATAACGTGTTATCACTCTCTCCTTCCGCCGGGTCAGTCTCTTCCATCTGCACATCGCTGGTGGTCTCCTCTGTAACCGGTGAACGGTCATCATTTTCTGGTTGTTTTTCGTTCATCAGGCCTTCAATGGAGAACATGCCGCCGCCGAGGTTCGCGACCTGTGGCTGGCTGTCGGCAGCATTTGCCCACTTAGGCAGGGATTGCGTTTCCGCTTCATCTTCATCAGCAAGTTGTTGCTCACCGGCTTCTACCCATTTCGGCAATGCGTTTTGCTGTTCGGCGGCTTGAGTGTCCTCTTCCGATTCGATGGACGGCAGAGGTAGAAGCTCAGTCGCTTGGCAGAACTCAGCCGTCATGGTCTTATTCACGAACTCCAGATGAACAACTGGCGTCAGGTGGATATTCTCCGGCGCGATGCGCATCAGGTTGAAGATGGCCGCGCGGTTGACCGCCAGAACGCCTGGCTGGTTGCGCAGGATTTTGCTCCATGATTTCCAAGGTTCTTCTTTGTTCGCGACAATCTCTTTAGCGCGGCGGTGGATGCTGCCGGGGATTTCCAGATGGTTGAAGTCCATCGGCAGAAGGGCACAGGCGATCTCCAGATCGAGGGTGTCCAGGGTGTGATGCGCATCTGCGCCGCGGTCAGTTACATACCCGCCGTCGGCATTGGTGCCTGCATCTGTGCGCTGCACGTGGCTGATGCGATTACCTGCGGCCCATTCGCGCGTCAGGATCCCGCGGTCGATATATGGGGTGGCTACCCAGGCTTTAGTGAACTGCAGCAGCAGAGCCAATTCATGGCGCTTATCCATGCTGAACACTTTTCGAATAGCATTCGTATAGCGCCTCAGGTCTTTGGTATCGAAAGCCTTAATCTCAGAGCAGCTTTCAGCAGCAAGCAGAAGCGTCTGGACATAGCTATTGTCGGTATCCATCTCCAGCGCATACAGTTCCGCATGTTCACCGCGGGTGACATGATGGCGCAGTTCGTCCACCGTCAGTTGAGCCAGCAGTTGTTGACGGAATGGCAGTTTGCAAACCGCGTAACGAGTAAACTCATCGCCGTTTTTGAGTACCCGCAGGCCGTTCTCATACCAATAAGGCTCATCAGGAGTATCAGTGGCGGTTACCGCTGCGACCGGCTGATTCTCATCGCTGGTGGCGCTGTCCAGGACGATGGTGGTTTCGCTCTGAGAGGCGGCGCCGGGGATCACGCTCCATGTGCGCTGGTCGTCGGCCAGCTGATAGCGCTTGCAGAACTCGAAGCAGACGACACCTTCTTCAGGCAGGTCGTCCACAACCGGCATGTCTGTGCGAATCGGTTTGCCGTAGTCTTTACCGCGGCCAGTTTCGATGCCTGCATCTTCCAGCGCGACATCCAGCATCAGCGCGGCGCGTGATTTAGTCGCGGCGGTAAACCAGATATAAGCGTCAGGCTTTCCTGATTTCTGCGTTGCCGGAATTAAGTGAGAATATTCCATGTCAGATCCTCATTTTGGATGTAATATCCCAAGCGACTATTCAAACCGCCTGAGGTTATTTAGCTAAAGTCCGGTTCGCTTTGGTCGGTGTTACCGGACGGGGAGGCCCACCTTGTGTGGGCTTTCGCTTAATGGATGGTTTTAAAAATACGGCCCGCGAATTCCTGCTTATAGTTGCGGTAATCGCCAAACCCAGCTTTATCACCGGTGGTGATGTTGGCCGAGAGAAGAGAGAGCTCAGTCACAGCGCAGTGCGGGCAGTCGAACTCGCCGAGGATGTATCCACCATCAAGGACGACAGTGGTTGCTCCGTTTGAGGTGGAATGAATAATGCCAGAGAATTTTTCATCGCAGTTGAACAGCGCGATCTCTTTGTTAATTGCCTTGATGTTTAAATTAACGGTAATAACTTTCATAATTTTCCGGTTTCCTGAATTTAGGTTGTAAGAATCCCTGCCCAAATAACGGGCGCTTCGTTTGGTGCGATATTTCAGATAATTTAATTAGGCTTCGTGGGCCATCTGGTCGTGCGAGGCGCAACGCTCAGAGCAGTACTCTTTTTCTTTCCGCGCCAGCCGATTACCCTGGAGGAATATCAGCTCGCTTTTTACCGGCTCACCTTCAACTGGCTTGCCGCAATAACCGCATTTGGTCTGCATAATCACTCCTCAGAACTTAACCGTGGTTTCCGCTGGTACTTCTTCGCTGCGGACGATCTGTTCTACCGGGTAGCAATCCCCCGAAACCTTCTGGTCAATGGCGGCCTGCTCGCATTGCTGCTGACTGTCATAGACATCGAGAACCACATCCTGAAATTCACCATTTGTCATGCCGATGGTCAGGACGAGTGCGAATAAAGTCCCCATCAATGCATCCCCGTTCCGGCGGGAACCAGATGCGGCTCCAGACTGCGGGAGGCGTACGGGCGGCGAATGTGGCGCAGGTTGCCCTGCGGTTCATGCCAGTAAGTGCCTTCTATGTAGTTAAAAGAGACCAGCCATGCTGCGCCGGTACGCTGGTTGCGCATAGGAACGGCACAACCGCTATTGGGTACTGCTGGGTTAGCTTTCATCTCAATCCCCTTTTGCCCTTGTCGCCAGGCTGGCGGAACGTAACTTGAACCTGACAACGGTGCGCTTGTTGTCGATGGGGTAACAATACAAATAACTTTTGTAATTGACAAGAGAAATGAAAAAAATATTTTCAATAAAGGGCGGCAAAATGCAGCCAATAGACGGCTGCATTGAAAATCAGGAGGTGGCGATTATTTCTGAATGCTTTGGATAATGCTTAACACATCACCCTTTAAGAGGTCGAGTTCTTGGAGTGTGGTCTTTGCATGGACTATAAGGCGAAGCTTTTCCGCCTCAGGCATTTGGTTAAACAACGCGAGCAAGGCTGTTTCTTTCTCATCTAACTCCCGCGGAGCAGAGATCGCGCTGACGGCATCATCACCTGCCTCAGGGGGCATGAAGAACCAATGCTCTGGCTTTCCAGTAGCAGCGGCAAGACGTTTCAGCCTTTCCCCTCTCGGAGCTGATTCACCTTTTGCCCACTGTTGTACAGCCTGGGGAGTAACCATCGCTCTCCTGGCAATATCTGACATGTTCCAACCGAACTCATCTCTAACGAGTTGAAGTCGGTAGGCAAACGCTTCATGAGGTGCTGTTTTCATGTCTTCCATTCTACAAGGTAGCCTTTCATTCCGCATTGCAAAGATTATTTTCAATCAGCATTGAAAAAAATATTTTCATATTGTAATCTTGGTTTTCAACAACTGAGGTCCTGATATGACAAAAACCATCAAACAACGCGTTTGCGCTGTCATGACGCAAACGGAGATAGCAAAAAGGCTTGGCACCACATCACAGGCAGTAAGCCTCTGGTTGAATCATGAGGTTCCTGCTCATCGGGTACTTCCGATCTGCAAACTGCTTGGGTGGGAAATCACGCCTCATGAAATCCGCAGCGATATTTACCCAAACCCAACCGATGGTTTACCTCAGCAGGAGCCATAGCCATGCAAACACTTTCTTTTCAACAGAATAACAGAGCGCCAACAGAGCGCATGAAATTCCAATGTCACCAGACCGAGTTGGACACTCCGAAGATTGATCACCGCGCCATCTGTTCTGCCGTTCGCGCCTGGGCAGCAGCAGAGGGCCGCGTGGCGGTCGCTCTTGCAATCAAGGAAGCGGTAGAAGAGGCGGGCCTGTCGGATATCGACACATCCGTGAATGCCGATGTGTGGAATGTGAAATTGTTCCGTTGGCTGGACCAGCCAGAAAAATCGTCAGTTTATCGAGCGAACGTCGAGCAGCTGGCGCCGGTAATTATCGCGATTCTGCCTCTTGCCTACCGGGATCGCGTTGTTAAGCACGACGATGTCGCGCTTCGCATAGCCAGAACGGTGAAGGAGGATGCTGAGGCTATTCAGGCTGTCATGCTCAAGGCACCAAAGCAGGTTCGGCTGAAAGAAATCAGCGAAAAGATTGTCGCCAGTTTCTACTTGGACGGCCCGGACTCTGTGGCGCCATTGATGGCGATGGTGACGACGATGCTGGGGACTGTATGACGGGATCTAAAAAGGCGAAAGCCGCGGTGCACGAACACCAACGGCTTTCTGATGCAAATGCGACGAACAATTGCGGTGTCAGTATGCCCAATCAAATCATGTTTTACCAGTGCGCCGGAAAGCGCCTGGATGAATCTGCCCTCAATCGTTCATCAGGAGGACACAATGGCCGGGGACTGGATAAAAATGCGAACGTCGTTGGTCACCAGCCCGAAGGTGAACGGCATCGCGAGGATACTCGAGCGATCTGCGGAGGTGGGAAGAATGTTAACGAATAGCCATAACACCACGTTATCTGACGTTGTAACGCGTAACGTAACGCGTAACGTTACGGTGTCGTTACTGCTAACGCTTTGGTCTGCTGCAAACGAACACACGCGTAACGGTGTCTTCGAAAACGCGGACCTTTCTGACATTGATGACATAGTCGGCGTGCCCGGTTTTGGTGCGGCATTGTCCACTGTTGGCTGGGCTATTCACGATGAGCAAAATAACAGCGTCATCCTTCCAAACTTCAATGAATACAACACGTCAGGCGATATGCGCAGTGCGTCAGCAAAGACAAATGCTCAGCGCCAGAAGGAGTTTCGCGAACGCAAAAAGCAGCAGGAAAGTAACGTAACGCGTAACGTTACTAATAACGTAACGAGTAACCGCAGAGAAGAGAAGAGAAGAGAAGATCTAAAACAAGAGAGAGAGAAAGACGCGGGCGACGCGTTTTTGCCTCCTGAACAAAATACCCCGCCTGAGGATTTCCAGCCAGGCACCATGGTCGGTTACCCGCTGATGGGTAAATTCCCGATCACCAGCGACTGGGTGCCACAGCCTGAGTTCGCCAGACGCGCAACGCTCTGGGGTAAGAATCTCGGTACCGAGCCGGGTTACACCGCCGAAGAACTCCAGCAGTTCCGCGATTACTGGTCCTGCGACGGCCGCGTTAAGCATCAGCAGCAGTGGGAAATGGCCTTTGCCGACAGCCTGCTGCAATCGCGTAGCCGCATCCAAAGGTCTAAACCTGCCGGTGGGAGAGATCCCAACCGTGTTTCTGAGCCAGACAAAACCATTCCAGACGGCTTCAGGGGGTAACCATGAAAAACTCAATCGGCACCGGCAGCGCGCTTGAGCGCCTGCGGAAGTTTATCCCGGCCAGCGTGCAGCCGAAATTTAACAGCGTTGCAGAATGGCAGGCATGGCAGCAGGAAGAGGGCCGTAAACACTGCCAGCAAATCGAGAAGCAACACCAGCGCGCCCGGTCTGAGAAGATTTTTGGCCGTGCCGGAATACAGGCGCTTCACCGCAGCTGCTCGTTCGCGAACTACGAAGTATCAGGCCCGGAACAGCGCCAGGCCTACAGCATGGCGAAGAGCTACGCGCAAAACTTTGGCGGCGGCGGATTCGCAAGTTTCGTCTTCAGCGGCGCACCGGGTACCGGGAAGAATCATCTGGCGGCGGCGATCGGCAACCACCTGCTGGCAGCCGGGCACTCCGTTCTGGTGGTGACCATCCCTGACCTGATGCTCCGTGTTCGCGAGTGCTACGACGGCGGACAGTCTGAATCAGCGCTGCTTAACGACCTGTGTAACGTCGATCTCCTGGTGCTGGACGAAGTTGGCATCCAGCGCGGCTCCAGCGGTGAGAAGGTGATCATCAACCAGGTGATCGACCGTCGGCTCTCCTCGATGCGGCCGGTCGGCATCCTGAGCAACCTGAATTACGACGAGCTGGTGGCCACACTGGGCGCGCGAGTCGTGGATCGCCTTCGGATGGACGGCGGCATCTGGGTCAATTTCGACTGGGCAAGCTATCGCGGGAAAGTGTCACACCTGCGGGCTGTGGGTGGCAAGGGGGCAGCAGATGGCCAGTACTAACCTCTGGACAATCATCCGCTCCATCCAGCGCAGCGGGGAGACCACCCCGCGTCAGGTTCGCCGGCTGCTTGGATGCGACAGCAAAAAGGCCTGTCGCCTGCTGGATCATCTCGTTTCTGCTGGTGCAGTGAAGAACATCGGCCAGCGCCGTCACCCGGTCTACGTCATGCAGCCAGGCGGTGAGGGGAGAATTAAGCCTATGCCCGTTGCGCGCCAGCGGCCCAGCATCACAGACGTTTGCCGTCAGAATTGGCAGGGCTATAAGATCCATAAGATTATCGGTAGTGGGCGAAACATTGAGCAGAACAAATCTCCCTGAGGATGCATGCACGTAATAGCTAACGCATTTTTCTTGTAATGTTGCTGACTGCAACGTTAAGGAAATAGCAATGGTCTGCTTTGAGTGAAGAGCGGAAGTTAGAAAAGGTAACGCCAGCGATCAAGATGGCCACCTGGCTTATAGCGATTCAGCGTGCCATGATTCAGAAGGTGAGCACTATTGTAATTTTAAAATCTCAGCTGAGAGCGAGCTTTTTCTAACACTCCGTGGAAGCATGAGAGTCCAGTTTAGAGGGTTGATCAGATATGTGTTTGCCAGGTCTGATCTGCTTGATAAACTAGACTCTGTAGTAATGCGAGGTAAACAATGGCCAGAGCCGACTTAGTGTTAAATTTAGTAGAAACGGGGATAAAGGGTGACCTGCCTCGTTTCAAAATTACCGCAGAAGCGATAGCTGCGGAGGCCACGGCACGCCACCAGTATCAACTGGCGGACAAGTTAAAAAATATTCTTACTAGTTCAGGTTCGGGTGAGACGCGTCGCTACACCTACGATAATGATCTACAAAATGCGTTCTATGAAGTTCAACCGCGCAAAATTATTGATGATTTGATTGTTCCTGAATCGGTTGTCACCCAGTTTATGGAACTTATTGAAGAGCACGCACGCCGGGATATTCTGCGGTCTTATAATCTTGAACCCCGGCATAAACTTCTTCTTTCGGGTCCCCCGGGCAACGGTAAAACCTCTATTGCTGAGGCTCTTGCGAATCATCTTTCTCTTCCGTTCTTTACAGTTAAATATGAAGGCATCATTAATCGTTATCTCGGCGAGACAGCGCAACAGATTGATAAATTATTTGAGTTTGTGAAAACTCAACGCTGCGTTCTCTTCTTTGATGAGTTTGACGCCATCGGAAAAGAGCGCGAAGATGCAAATGACAACGGTGAAATGAAGCGTGTGGTGAACTCACTGCTCAAGCAGATTGATTTATTACCTAGCCATGTTGTGGTCGTTGGTGCTACAAACCATGAATCCATGCTCGATAAAGCCATTTGGCGCAGATTTCAGTTACAGATAACTGTGCCAGCCCCGACACAGCGTATGGCAATTAAATGGTTTGAAGAATTTGAAAAACGGGTCGGTCATTCTTTGGGGCTGGCTCCTTCAACCCTTGCCAAAAAACTGTCGGGGCTGAGCTTTGCCGAACTCGAAGAATTTGCTCTCGACGTGCAACGTAAATATGTGCTCGGCCTCCCCGCAAGTAAAAATAAGCTGAAGGATATTTCCGCTCATTGCCTCAAATACTGGACGGATAGATACCGACAGGAAAATTAATTCACATAAAAGGAACGTGAAGTGGCGAAGAACCCTCTACTGATATTTACCAAACCGAAACCAGTCAATGAGAGGGACGACCTTCAGCCCTTTGTATCATCGATACAATCACCACCCTTTAATATACAGGCTGATCGGGTAATACCCAAAGTTGAGAGGCTCGAACGTAAATTCGCGGAATATATCGAGTTTACTGATACTGCCGAGGGGTTTCTGCCAGAAAAAGTCCTCGTTCTAGAAGTTGCGGGTGAAATTCAGGGCGTTGCTAATGCGCTTGCCCGCGTTAAAGGTTTTGAATATCTATCCTCATCCTTGCTCGAAAAAACTTTTGATAGCGAAGATTATTATACTCTAAGCAATGGCAGACGGACGCCCACCTCCAAAAATGCTTACCTCACCATGAGTAATCAGGCTGGGTTGAGCCGACTTTTGGCATTGTGGCGTGAATATCAGAGAACCCGTACCGTTGAACGTGGCTATGGTGCCCTGAAAGAGGTATTTAATAGACTAATTGATATTAGGTTCTGGGATACACGCGACAGGCTGGAGGCAACGTCGGTTGTGGAAAATTGGCACGCCCTTGTAGAAGATGCTGCGGCTGGATATGACGCTCCTGTGCCATTTGAAATCGAACTCTGGTACAGGTCTCTACCCGCTGAGCAGGCCAGAGCTGAAGCGCGGATAAGACGCCTTATTACCAAAGCAGGTGGAAGTATCACCGGAGGATGTATCCATAAAGGGATCAGCTATCACGCACTTGTTGGTCAGTTGCCAGTCAGCAAGGTTGAGCAGGTACTTGCTGATGGGGCTGAAATTCTGGAGCTCATGCGCTGTGACGATGTTATGTATTTCAGGCCACTCGGACAATGCGCGATCCCAGTGAACAGCGATAATACGGTTACCAATGAGGGGTTGCCGTTCGGTCATCAGTCAATGCCTGATCCTTATGCCAGCCCAGTGATTGCTTTACTTGATGGACTCCCGCTTGAGAATCATCAGGCGCTGAGTGGTAGACTCGAAATTGATGACCCTGATGACTTTGAAACACTTTATGATTTACCTTCCCACCAGAGCCATGGGACTTCAATGGCTTCATTGATTGTACATGGTGATTTGTCCGATCCCGAAGAGCCTCCGCTACGACGCCGAATTCATGTCAGGCCCATCATGGCACCTGGTAGCACAGGATTCAACGGGAGCGTTAGGGAGCAGATACCGACTCACTATCTTCCAGCTGATCTGATTCACCGAGCCGTAGTCAGAATGAAAAGAGGGGAAAACGGCCAGCCTCCTACCGCGCCAGATGTGTCGGTCATTAACCTGTCCGTGGGCGATCCAAGCAGAATGTTTGACGCGCATATGAGTCCGTGGGCACGAATGCTGGACTGGCTTTCTGTCGAGTTTCAGGTGCTTTTTGTCGTTAGTGCAGGTAATTCTGGAATGCAGTTGGTTCTGGATAATGTTGCAGGGGACGACTTTAGTGCACTTACGCCTGATGAGCTAGAAGAACATGCCCTTAAAGCCATAGCATTACAGCGTCCGCTGCGACGTTTACTATCACCGGCGGAGTCAATCAACGCTCTTACCGTGGGTGCAACGCATCACGACGGCTATGCCGGTGTAATCCCGGCAAATCAGATCGATATTTTTAGAACACAGGGAATGTTCTCCCCTATCAATCCAGTTGCGCTCGGCAGGCGAAAATCGGTCAAACCCGAAATTCATATGCCTGGCGGCAGGCAGACCTATATAAATAAAACCATTACGGCCCGTGATCCTGTAAGACTGGTTATCTCCCAAACGCCCCGCTTTGGACCTGGGCTTAAGTCCGCCATGCCAGGAATTGGAGGGGCGATTAATCAGTATGGATTTTCATCGGGGACAAGTAATGCGGCAGCGCTGGCAACCCGCAGGCTTGCCATGCTTCATGAAACTCTTCAGGAAATGAAAGAACTTGGCTATGGGGAGGCACTCTCTAAAGCCCCAGATGCTTTGATACTTAAGGCCATGATGATCCATGGCGCTGAACATAATGTGTTGTCAAGGCAGCTTATCAGCCGCCATCTTGACGTAAACGGCAGTCGGACATTCAAGTCCGACCTTAACCAGTATTTGGGTTTTGGCCGGGTGAATGAACGCCGTATTCATTTCTGCCATGACAACCAAGCTACTCTGCTGTACACCAACGTCATCGAAGGTGAAAAGGCACAGGATTTCTTCCTGCCACTTCCCCCGAGTCTGGCTGCGAGGACCGTCAACCGTCGACTCATTGTGACGGTGGCTTGGTTCTCACCAGTAAATTATGGTCATAAAGACTACCGTGGTGCTCAGTTGTGGGCTAGTCCTGCTTTTGGAGCTATCGATTTAGATGAGTTCGATAACTATCCCTCTCATCTCAAAAATGGCACGGTTTATCATGAGGTTCGCAGAGGAAATCGTGCATCGGCGTTTACCAGAGGTGATCAGCTTGCCATCCGCATCAACTGTTATGGCCGTGCAGGTATCAAGAAACTTCAGGTGCCTTATGTCGTTATCGCGACGCTGGATACGCCGGGTGTTGCTGTACCCGTTTATGAAGAAGTTCGCGCGGCGTTGCAGATTGCAGCGCAGCAGAACGCATAATTTTTGTAATGCCGAGAGAATGTCGTAGTTATAACATGATGAGTCGGAGGGCAGTTGAGCACAAAGTCGTATCGGCTTCTTTGCGCTAACCTCCGAATATCAACAATATGAGCCTGACCTGCCACCTCTAATTAATGCGATGCGGATTTAGCAACGCCCGCTACTGGCACAGAGATGAGGTAAAGCTCGCGAAATATAAGCTGGTTCTCCGCTGCGGCAATGCTGTGCCACAGCCGTTCGCTCAGGCGCTGATGGGGGGGCAAACCGCCGGAGATGTGCGAACAGCGGGAGCAGGCCGCATAACCTACCATACAAGCGATATGGGGATTCCCATATCGACCCGGTCAGGGCCTCTTCAGAGGCCTCTATATCGGCTGCTGGTCGCTGAAGAGCCGCCCCGCAATCGCATGATCGATATTACCGATCGATGCAATGATATTGATCTATTAAATCGATTAGATAATAGCCACAGCGCGGCAACAAATTACCAACCTGACAAAGTGTGTCATCGCGGCAATATACCCTCAGGCGCAGGCCTGCTCTGCATTTGGCAGGGTTGAGGGTTTTGTAATCAAGTGGTTATCCCTACCGTCGTCTTCTTCAGTATCTGTTAAAAATAACAATCAATGTTTGCGCTCAGGTAGCGATAATATTTATCCAAATCAAACGGATAAATGATGTTGCATCTACCGATGCTTTTTGTGCATACTTGGGGAATCGAAATTATACTGTAAATGCATACAGTGTTTCTATGCTAAATTATGTGGAATGGAAAGATAAAACGACTCACGGAATTTATTTATTTTTAAGCCCTTAACAAACAGATCGACTTTGCTATCGTGCCTAAAGAGCAATGCCAGGGGTATTTGCTAATGAATAAATTTCTGGTTTATCTGTGGGAAAGAAGGGGGTTAATGTGGCTGAGGTCTGTTCCGATGGGGGTGATTATTACGAACTCGTTAGGCGTTCCGACGGAGCGTCTGTATGTTCGTTTAAACTCCGGCCAGGGGATCGCGTGCTGATAAATTCTGCTGGTGCAGTAGTCAGCCACAAGCGCCTCCAGGTGGATGAGCGTGTCATATCACGCGAAACACTGGAAGAGATCGTCAAGGAGTTCTCAGCCAACAATTGACCTTTTTAATAACTAAATAGCATAATGTTTGAATCGGTCTGAACACCCGATAACCTGACCACGATGCGCCACGGAGAAAACGTCCATGGCGCAGTTACAACTCATCAAGCAGTCCTCAGGAATCCTGATCCCGGCCACGCCGGAGACCAGCGACTTTCTGCATTCAAAATGCAAGCTCGGCGCGGTGCTCGAAGGTGAATTCCGTCGCGTCCGTAACGCAGCTCTACACCGCAAATATTTTTCACTACTGAATCTTGGGTTCGAATACTGGGAGCCAGCTGGTGGCGCGATCACGCCAGCGGAAAAGTCTATTGTCTTCCGCTACGCCAATTACCTCGCGCAGCACGTCGGTAATGGCGACATCCTGACCTCGTATGCCGAAGAGTTTTTCTGCGACTTATCCGCCCATCGCGCGTCCAATATCACCGCCTGCAAATCATTCGACGCCTACCGAGAGTGGGTGATCGTCTCTGCTGGCTATTACGACGTTGTATTCCTCCCGGATGGCAGCCAGCGAAAGCGCCCAAAGAGTATTTCCTTCGCGAACATGGACGATACAGCATTCGTTCCGCTCTATACCGAAACGCTGAACGTGTTGTGGCGATTCATCCTCCATCGGTCATTCAGGGACCAGCGCGAGGCCGAGAACGCCGCTGCGCAGCTGCTGAGCTTCGGGGACTGACCAGATGGCGAAATCATGGTTCCACCACACCGAATGCACAACCGAGCAGGCCGATGAACTTCAGCGGCAGTACCAGCGCCGCGGCGTAGCCGTTAAGCGCAGCCTCAACCCTGGCTACAAAACTTGGACCGTCAGCGTTGAGCGGCAGGAGCTGAAGTACCTCGAGCCCACGCCGCGTACGTTCCGCCAAAAGGTCTGGGGGTGAGCATGGCTAAGAAACCCCGCCGTAAGTGCGTAAACCAGAGCTGTCGTGAGTGGTTCCACCCCGTGCGTGACGGCCAGGTGGTCTGCTGCTACGAGTGCGCCACCGCCGTTGCCAAAGCGCAGACAGCTAAGAACCGGGCTGAGGCTCTGCGTGCGGAGAAGAAGCGCCAGCGCGAAGAGGAGAAGGCGAAGCGTGCGCGGCAGGCTGAACGCCGCCAGGCGGTGAAGCCATTGAGTTACTTCCGCGACCTGGCCCAACAGGCTTTTAACGAGTTCATCCGATACCGGGATCGGCATCAGCCATGCATCAGCTGTGGTCGATATCACTACGGTCAGTATCACGCCGGGCATTACCGCACGACTGGTGCCAATCCGGAGCTGCGCTTCAACGAGGACAACTGCCATCGCCAGTGCGCCCCATGCAATAACCATCTTTCTGGCAACCTTACCGCCTACCGTCCGGCGCTTATCGCTAAAATCGGCCAGGCCCGCTTTGATGCCCTTATGGGCCCGCACGAATTACCGAAATGGAAGCGCGACGACTACATCCGGATCCGCGACGAGTATCGCGCAAAGCTCAAAAAACTAAAACAGCAGGTGGCTGCATGAAACCAGAACTAATCGAATCTCTTCGCATGCGCTGGTCGCGCCTCCGTATTTATCGCCGCCCCGGAACGGTGCTGGTGGACTACCGCATTCTTCGCAACTTTATTCGCATTTACCAGATGGCAGGAGCCGCAGCATGAACCTCGAAAACACCGTGAAATACCACTTCGCAAAATCCACGATGATCAGCGACTCCCCGCGCGCCACTGCATCAGATGCACTGACCTGTACAGATATCATGGCTGCCATGGGCATGACGCATGAACGCGCCGCCATGGGGTACAGCGCTTTCCTCGGAAAGATGGGGATCAGCAATAACGACAGGGAGCGGGCGATCGCGCTGCTGGCCGAGTACGCGCTGAGCAAATGCGATAAGGTCGCCGCGGTGCGTAAGCTGGATGCCGCGGTTAAGCCGCTGGTGATGCGCCAGCTGGCCGCCTTCGCTTTCGAGGATTATTCCCGTAGCGCCGCCAGCGTTAAGCAGTGCGATTGCTGCGCGGGGCAGGGGTTCATTGAGGCTGATGTTTTCACCAATAAATACCGCAAGCCGGAAGGTAAGATGATCGTGGCCGGCATGGTGAAGGTTCAAGAGACCGTTAAAGTGCTGTGCAAAAAATGCAATGGCGCAGGTCAGGTCAGCGCAGCATGCAGTGACTGCCGGGGGCGCGGTAAAGCGGTAAATCAGAAACTGACTGAGAAGCAGGGCATGCCGGTCCTGGCCGACTGCAAGCGCTGCGGCGGGCGTGGCTATGAGCGGATCCCTTCAACTGAGGCATATGCGGCTGTTTGCCAGATTACCGATGCGATCTCTGTTGCTACTTGGGAAAAGTCGGTTAAGCGGTTCTACGACCAGCTGATCACTAAATTCGACATTGAAGAGGCGTGGGCAGAGGCGCAGCTGAAACAGATAACGCGATAGCGCTCACGGAAATAGCTTACGTTTCAAGCGAGGGCTATTTACTTTTCCGGAATCTGTGTTAATTTCTTACTAACGATGGGCTTTATATGTCCAGAGTTAAAAACTCTGAACCTCGCTACTGCGGGGTTTTTTATTATGAAGTAACTTGTAAATTAAATGTATCTTTTAAGATGCAAGCCACGTACAGTGCGCGGGTGGTGAATCCCCCTAAGCGGTGGGGCGACTAGACTGGGAGGTGAATGACGCGATTCTGTGGTCTAGCGCAGGATCACCGGGAGGCACCCGGCACTACAGTCCCATTACTACAGATTTCTAAGGCTGCCGATTGGTGGCCTTTTTGTTTTCCATGACCCAAGCCAGCAGAGCACCGTTGGTCTTTTTGTTCATACTGAATAAATATACAGATAAAAATAGCTTTATGGCAGGAAGAAGACTAGGCTGTGACCGTGATGAATCCCCCTATGCGGCGGGGCGACTAGACTGGCAGGTGAGTAGAACGCGGTTCTGTGGTCTGGCGCAGAGTCACCGGGAGGCACCCGGCATCACACCCACTTATGCACTTCTTTGTCCGGCCCTGATGTAAGTTATGTGGCTCACAGCAAGCCTGGATTCCGGTTTACATATCAGATAATGTCATCTTGATGAGTTCTGTCAGAGCTTGCAGAGGACAATGATTATGGAAGAAGGATTTTACTGGATACAGCACCAAGGGAAGGTCCAGGTTGCCTACTACACCCACGGAGAAACCGAAGACCTTGAAACGGGTAAGACCGTAACCGGTATCTGGCACCTGACGCAGGGGGATCCCATTTGTGATAATGGTGAAGCAGAAGTTCTGGAAGGTCCTCTTACACCATCATGAGATCGTTAGTCGTTTCGGAATTTGATGAAGGTAGTGGTTATTCGAATGCGTTCCCTGTAATTACAATTTAGGCGAATTTGGAATAACGCTCCTATTAACTGGCATCATCGCACTCCTGTAACCAGACTTAGTTTTCTGCTTACGACTGAAAGGAGCGAAATATGCCAATTAACCATGCTGAATGCATCGAGGCCTGCTACAAATGCGCGGCTGCCTGTGATTATTGTGCTGCTTCATGTCTGAAAGAAGAACAAGTGGATATGATGCGTGAGTGCATAAGACTCGATATGCAGTGCGCGAATATTTGTCGGCTCGCAGCGCAATTTATGACCTTTGATAGTGAATTTGCCAAATCGCTATGCCGTGTCTGCGCAGAAGTCTGTCAGAAATGCGGTGAAGAATGTGGGAAGCACGAAGCGGAACATTGTCAGAAATGCTCTGAAGCTTGCCTTCGTTGCGCAGAAGCGTGCCGCTCGATGGCTTAATGGAACTTGCTTCCAGTTTTCTGTTTGAGCATCGACACTTTAGAATTCTGACAAACTTTTGCTATTGTTAAGAGTCAGGTGAATCCCCCTGTGCGGCGGGGCAATCCAGTTAACTGCTAAGTGCAGATATGCTTGCGGCTCGTATAACTGGTAACGAGTCACCGGGAGGCACCCGGCACCTGTCTTAGTATCAATACCTGGGTTTAGTATTGCCTGCTTGCAAAAGCAGGCTTTTTTTATATGCGCTTCGTTAGTAGTGCTATTATTTAATCGTAACCAAGTCATAACCATTAACCGGAGCTCCTGACCGGTCAGTAATGCTGCTCGACACAGTTGCAATACGGATGGTGGCTGGGGAACATACCTACCTACTTAGATTTAAACTCAGTTAGGCCCGCTGAAAATGCGGGCCTTTTTTTATCTCAGGCTCCCGGAACTCCCATCACTCGTCTTGTCGTTAATTCGTCCGGAGAGCCTGATCCCAACTACACACAGCACCCCGGAATTATCGGAGGTGAGAGATGTTTCGAATGGACAAAATAACCACCGGCGCAGCTTATGGCGCCTCTGCGGGGAGCGTGTTGAACGGCATTCTTAACGCATACAGCCCTGAGCAGTGGAACGCCATTGGCGTACTGGTGGGCATAGTAGTTGCTGTTCTTACGTACCTGACAAATTTGTACTTCAAAATCCGCGAAGAAAACCGTCGCAACAGGAGCCAGCATGAACCCGACATTGAGGAATAAGCTGGTTGCCGCGATTGCTGGAGGTTCGGGAGCCATCACGATTGCAGCGGTTATGCTGGGCAATGCTGACGGACTGGAAGGGCGAAGGTATTACGCCTACCAGGATGTGGTTGGCATATGGACCGTATGCGACGGACACACTGGAGCTGACGTTCGGCGCGGTCACCGCTATACCGACCGGGAATGCGATACCCTATTGCAGTCAGACCTGCGCAAGGTGGCAGCGGCCATCGATCCGTTGATTAAGGTTCGTATCCCTGAGACCACCAGGGCGGCGCTTTACTCGTTCACTTATAACGTGGGCGCTGGCGCATTCGGCAAATCCACGCTGATGAAAAAGCTGAACTCAGGTGATGTAGCTGGTGCCTGCAAAGAGCTGCAGCGCTGGACATATGCTGGTGGGCAGCAGTGGAAAGGCTTGATCACCCGACGCGAGATTGAGCGCTCAGTCTGTGAGTGGAGTCAGAAATGAAGATCCGTTACCAGATAATCATCTTCGCGTTCGTAGTGTGTGTGCTGGGCGGCATTGTCTGGTCTGCCAGCCACTACCACGATAAATACCAGGCGGAACGGTTACGCGCTGACGCCGCTGAGCAGAGCGCTAACGCCGCAGAAGCGATCACCGCCAACGTGATTCAGGCCGTGAACATCATCAACGCCATTTCAGAGGCCAACCAGGATGCAAAGAACCAGATCGCACTGGAGTCACAGGGAGCCAAGGCAGATATCAAAGTGGCTATTGCGAATGATGACTGCGCTCATCGGCCTGTGCCTCCTGCAGCTGCTGACCGGCTGCGGCAATTGGCGGATAGTTTACGTACCGGTTCCGGTAGTGCCGCTTCCGGCAAACCTGACAGCTGAGACGTCGCAGCCAGCCATTCCCGAACCGCTGACCTACGGGGCAAGTCTGGATCTGAATGTCAGTCTGCTGTCGGCGCTGGGGCAGTGCAACATCGATAAGGCCAGTATCCGGAAGATTGAAAAATGGCGGGTTTCCCCGCCTCTGAATTAACCAACTCGAATAGTTGGGAAAACGTTACGAATGTGATGAGCGAAATATGAGCCTTTTGATGGTGCCGCCATCAAACACTGATACGTCGTCGCTGGGACTGCCCGGTACTGATAAATCCCGCCACTGAGGAACGCTATTTCCAGAATGTGGTTGCCAGGATCATATCCAACAGAGTGAATATTTGAAGATGCAACAGTTTGACGAATCACAAGAAGTATCTCGGTTACATGGCAAAAGCGCCAAAGAAATCGTAGAGATATTTGAGACTTATAACTTTGTCGATGATCATGGTCATCGTCTGGATATGTGTCAGGACTTCATCGACTTAGTGAAGGCAGCGACGGAAGTAGATAAGGCCATTCCAAAGCTCACCTGCTGGTGGGCTTGATAATGGATGCACTGCAGTGAATTTTATTCATTTGAAAAATGCTGCCGCAGGATCTTAAAGAAACGCTGCGATAGCATGAACATAGAGGAAATAATCACCATGCTTATTGCTGCTTGCAGCAGCCATGACCCCTCGTAGATTACTTCGCCGAACTGCTTACCCAACGTGGTAGCTGCATAAAAAGTCGCAAAGTAGTACCAGCCCCTGAACAAAGAATATTTGAAAGACATAAAGGCCCCTGTATTGGTGTGGTTTAAACCACTATCCACCTTGTTTTGAAAATTATCAACGGTTCACAAAAGGGCATGTTCAGGAATTTTTATTGCCATCGCCATGGCTATCAATTCATTCACTTTACACCCCGTGGTTTAGCCATGCTGTGAAGCACCGCGACATCGACTCTTTACTTGCATGGTTGCTGGTAAAAGTCGACTGTGTAATTCTCGCAAGTAATACCTGCTATGTGGATGATGAAATATGGGCAATTATGCAAAGGCAGCCTTAACAGCTTACGAGCTTATCATTAAAAATTCTCTCACTCCTCTGGACGCCTGGAACGAGGCGATATCCTCGATAACAGCAAGTCAAACATCCAGAAAAAAAGGGTGCCCTCGGACAACATTTGTGGTTCTGGCAGAAAATGGTTACCTCAAGGGGATAAATGCGCATTCTTCCGCAAAACGGGAGGGCATTCTGCACGAGAGGGCGATTGCAGCTGCCGATCTTGTTCTTTCATATCCTATAGCGACTCCTCGATATCTTTCGGAACATCTCGGATATGTAGACAAGCAGGGTTCATTCGATGTTGTGATTGGAGTGGCTAGAAATGGGCTTCTGCAACACCCAAAGGGATAGGTCATCATAGCAGGCATTCAATGAGTGCCTGTGATAATGTCGAACAATAATCAGGTGCGGGAGATGTCGGGTTAAACCGATCCGGACGAAGCGTGACGCTGCTATAAGCTGTTGGGTGGCGCAGACGGCCAATACCCAGTGACTCAATGGTTCGAATCCATTCCTGATTACCACATTCAAGTCACTGGCATTTGCTGGTGGCTTTTTTATTGTCATCACCCGTGCTTTTTCATCATCCTGCCAGCCATATAGTTAGTGAAAACAAGAACCGGAATAGCAAGAAGCCCTGGCAGGCGTGAACCATCCATATAGCGTGAACTGATTTCGTTAACAAGCGCGATGCAGCCATACGTGTTAATGAAGATAAACCAAGCCAATAATAGGTTTCTCATAACCATCATCCACAACTCATTAATTGTCAGAGCAATATTTTCTCAAGTAAGTGCAAAAGCAAGTGCCATCACCATGGGCAGACCCATCGTAATGGCATGACTTCATCAGACACAGCGGCATGGTTTGATAGTTGGTAGGCCAGTCCATACTCGGGCTTCGTTGGTAGCAGCCTCAAGGCTTGTGGCGCATAGCTTTTGATATCGACCAGTCGTAAACCCTGTTTTATCCGCCGTGCTCAGCAATGGGTTAATCGTTTTGCATGCGGCTCGATGAATCCTGGTAAAGCGGGCGTCACTTTTATTACCCTGACCACTTGTCGATTTAAGAGTGTTTACGACAAACCCCTCCGGATTATCACTCAGCCATTTTCCGTAGTCGGATTCACTATTCCGCAGACGGTCACTTCTGAACACTTTAACGCTCATAACAGATCTCCATGTGGGCTATAGCGACAACTATATAACAAGGAATTCCCATGGCAAAACCGGACTGGGGCGCGCTTCAGCAACGGTTCCTGTCCGACCATGCCGTAACCGGCGTATCACCGAAGGAGTGGTGTGAAGCGCAGGGACTTAATTATGCAACCGCACGCCGACACATCAAAAAGCCTACTGCGCAAAAAACTGCGCAGAAGAAAGTGCGCACTGCGCAAAAAGAAAAGTGCGCAGTTGAGCTGGTGGATGATGATGGCTTGACGGCCCAGCAAAGACTTTTCGTCGCAGAATATCTTAAGGATCGCAATGCCACACAGGCAGCCATACGTGCAGGATACAGTACAAAGACCGCGGATCAGATAGGTCATCAGCTACTTAAGAAAACTTCAGTTGCGCAGGCCATCGAGCGTCAGCAGAAAGCGTCCATTGAGCGCACTCTCGGCAGTGCCGATGAAGTCCTTGCCCAAATCTGGCAACTCGCCACGTTCGACGCCAATCAGCTCTCACAATATCGTCGCGGCGCCTGTCGTTATTGCTGGGGCTTCGGTCACCACTACCAATGGCGCGATGCCGTTGAGTTCGACGAGGCCTGCGCAAAGGTTGAAGGCAAAGAGGGCGTTAAACTTCCTGAGGACCCTGGCGGTTATGGCTATGACCACAACCGGGAGCCCAATCCTGAATGCCCGCGCTGCAATGGCGACGGAATAGGACAGCCATACTTCGCTGACACCCGAAAACTTCCTCCTGATGCGGCCCTGGCTTACTCCGGTGTGAAGCTGGGCAAGAATGGCGTTGAGATTACGGCCATAAGTCGCGAGCGTATGTATGAAGCAGTGATGAAGCGCCTAGGCCTGGCCGATAGCGAATTTGCGCAGCGACTGCAGAAGATTGAAATTGAGCGCCGGCAGTTGGAGGTGGAGAAACTGCGGAAAGAGCTGGCGACCGATCCTGATGATGATGTCCCGGCACCAGTTGCAATCAACATTAACGTGGTAGATGCGAGGGTTCGTGATGATAGCGCCGACGCTTAATGTCCCTCAGGCGCGTTTCCTCGCTATGCCGCATAAGTTTAAGGCCTACGTTGCCGGGTTCGGTTCCGGTAAGACATGGGTTGGCTGCGGCGGCATCTGCAAGGGAATGTGGGAGTTTCCCAAAATCAACCAGGGCTACTTCGCGCCGACCTATCCGCAGATCCGTGACATTTTCTATCCGACGGTCGAGGAAGTGGCCTTTGACTGGGGGATGAACGTCAAAATCAATGAGGGGAACAAAGAGGTTCACTTCTACGCCGGGCGTCAGTACCGCGGAACGACTATCTGCCGTTCGATGGAGAAGCCAGGCTCTATTGTCGGCTTCAAAATCGGCAACGCGATGGTTGATGAGCTGGACGTTATGGCTGCCGCTAAAGCGCAGCAGGCATGGCGAAAAATCATCGCCCGTATGCGTTACAAGGTGGACGGCCTGCGTAACGGCATTGATGTGACTACAACGCCGGAGGGCTTTAAGTTCGTCTATCAGCAGTTTGTTAAAGCCGTGCGGGATAAGCCTGAGCTGGCAACGCTCTACGGCCTGATTCAGGCCTCAACCTTCGATAATGAGGCTAACCTTCCGCACGATTACATCCCGTCTCTGATGGATTCCTATCCGCCAGAGCTGATTAAGGCGTATCTGCGTGGCCGGTTCACCAACCTGACCAGCGGCACCATCTATCACCAGTTCGATCGCCAGCTTAATAGCTGCACCGATGAGGAACAGGCAGGCGAGCCGCTGTATATCGGCATGGACTTCAACGTCGGGAAGATGGCAGCCATCGTCCATGTGCTGCGCGACGGAGAACCGAGAGCTGTACGGGAGCTGGTGAAGGTTTATGACACGCCAGCGATGATTAAGCGCATCCAGGAGGAATTCTGGCGCTATGAGGGCGGACGTTATGTCGCCTCTCGTCAGATTTACATCTATCCCGATGCTTCCGGCGATTCGCGCAAATCGAACAACGCCAGCGCCACGGATATCGCGCAGCTCAAACAGGCCGGGTTCAGCGTGGTGGTGAACGCCGCCAACCCGCCGGTAAAAGATCGCATTAACTCCATGAACGCCATGTTCTGCAACGGCAACGGCGATCGCCGTTATAAAGTCAACGTGACCCGCTGCCCGGTATACACCGACAGCCTGGAGCAGCAGGTATGGGCGGCGAACGGCGAGCCGGATAAATCAGCCGACAACGATCACCCCAACGATGCTGGTGGGTATTACATCGTGAAGCAGTTCCCGATTATCAAGCCCGCTTACTCAATCACTATGGATACCACCTTCTGATATGGCTAATAACGACATCACCTGGGTTCGTCCTGAACACCGGGCGGCTTGCGCTGTCTGGAAGAAAATCAGGGATTTTTGCAAAGGTGCAGAAGCGGTAAAGGCGGCGGGCAATAACTACCTGCCTTTGCTCGACCCCACAGACAAGAGCATGCGTAACCGCAGGCGCAATGATGACTATCTCATCCGCGCCGTGTTTTATGCCATCACAGGCAACACGAAAATAGGTCTGCTGGGACTGGCATTCAGAAAGGATCCGACTTTCTCCGCGCCGGAAAAACTGAGCTATCTGCTGAAGAATGCCGACGGCGCTGGCACCAGCATTTATCAGCAGTCGCAGCTGGTGACAGAGAACGTGCTGGAAGTGGCCCGCGACGGGCTCTATGTCGATTACGCCGAAGGCAGCGGCCAGGCCATCATTCTGCGTTATCTGGCCGAGAACATCATCAACTGGCGGACGAAGCGTATTAACGGACGCGATCGACTGGTGCTGGTGGTGCTGCGCGAGTGCGTGGAGAAAGAAAACGGCTACGCGTTCGAGGATGAAATTCAGTACCGTGAGCTGGTGCTGGTGAACGGTGTTTTTATCTGCCGCGTCTGGCGTCGCAGCGGCGAGTCGGGTTCCGGCGCGTACGCTGTCACCAGTGAGTATCAGCCGAAACCCAAAGGCAAAGACAGCTGGGACGAGATCCCGTTTACCTTCGTCGGCGCGCAGAACAACGATCCCGCTATTGATGACTCTCCACTGGCGGCGTTGGTGGAAATCAATCATGGCCATTACAGAAACAGCGCTGACTACGAAGACAGCGTGTGGTTTTGCGGGCAGGTACAGCCGTACATGACAGGGCTGGACGAAGGATGGCGCGATCACCTGGAGAAGAAAGGAGTCAAAATAGGTTCCCGTTCGCCGCTACTTCTGCCGAAAGAGGGCAGCTTTGGTTATGCCCAGGCGCAGCCCAATATGCTGGCGAAAGAGGCGATGGACAGCAAGCGTGACTACATGGTGCAGCTGGGCGCACGCCTGATTGAGCAGAACGCAGCCGTTAAGACCGCAACCCAGTCCAGCGGTGAGCAAACATCCTCGACATCCGTACTCGGCGTCTGCGTGTCAAACGTTTCGGAAGCGTACACGCTGGCGATCGGCTGGTGCGCGAAATACCTGGGCGTCGGTGACGAAATGGCAGCTTATGCCATCAACCAGGAGTTTATCGCGAAGGTCGCTGAGTCCGGCATGGTGACGGCCATTGTGAACGCCTGGCAGTCCGGCGCAATCCGCGATACCGATAGCCCTGGATAACAATGTCATCATGATGGATACGGCGCTGGCGCTGCATCACGCGATTGCCAAAATCGAGGCGCTGACCACCCAAGTCGTGCAGCTGCAGGTTGAGGTTCAGGCACTGAAGTCGTAACGGCATCAGAATGTTCAGCAGTAATTATCATCAACCGCAATTCGAACTCTCTGAAGAGAGAAAAAAGCCCGCACGGGAGCGGGCACAACTCCCTTAGCTTTGTTATTAATCCTGCGTTCATGACGCAGGTAGTTAACATATCGGCGGCATTAGCCATTACTTTAGGTAGGAAGCATTAGCGCTTCGTTTAAAATCATCTAAATTTAATGAAGGTGAATCCCCCTATGCGGCGGGGCAATCCAGTTCTGTAGGTGTAAATATGCTTGCGGCTCGTATGACTGGTAACGAGTCACCGGGAGGCACCCGGCACCTGTATCAGAGTAAGCTGTTTGTTTGTGCTGGTTTCTTTTGCCTGCTTAATAGGCAGGCTTTTTTTTGCGATGTTGATAAGGAGTCTCGGATGGCGAGTGTTGCTTTGTTAGCCGTTTTGTTTGTGCTTATCGTGTCGGGGCTTATCGGCCTCTTAGGGACGTTATTAAATATTTGGTGCGATAAGGAGCAAGTTTAAATACCGCTTAAAATGATGCCTGGTCCGACCATGACTACCAGAACATTAAGGATTATTAAACTATCCTTTAGCTAACATGATGAGGTGTAGTGGATCAGCTAACAGCTTGGAGGCATCATACCTGCTATGAAATTCATTTGTCCTGTTTGCAGAAGTAATCGGTTCTTTTTCACCTCCTTCAATCCCGAGCAAAATCTGCCACACGGCGCGGTATGTTCCGTATGCGGAACCCGGCTTACTAAGCGCTCCATCCTTCCAACTCCGCGCAGAAGGCGATGGCCTAAACAGGTGGTTTAATCATTTGTGACACGAAGCGGCTTGCGATGATCGATGCAGTCCTTAGGGGTTTACATGACTCATTCCGAAACCAGCCACATATTGGCTTCTTCGAAAACTTCTCCCAGTATGCCCAGCATCGGCTTAACCTCTGTCTCTGAAAAATTTCTATGCACTCGCTTGGTTAATTCGGCAGTACAACCAGATGTTCAGCAGTAATTATCAATAGGCACAGCCTCCTTGCCCTGGCCCTTCCTTAAAACTACTGTATGAATACACAGTAATAATAAATGAGAGGTCACCATGCCCCGTCAATCAGAAATTAACTCGGCTTTCCACGCTGCTATTCAGCTTAACCCCAAGGGCTATCGGTGCTTGCGCACTGAAGACTTTATCCGCGAGTTGGCAAAGGTCCATTGGCATTTCAGCCGAGCCGACGCCAACGAGTGGATACAGCGCTACCAGCCAGATTTCACGGATAAGACAACTGACGGAACCGATAATCACTACTGGATCCTGCGCAACATGGGAATGGTTCACTGATGGGCTTCGTATCTCCGGCAACCGATTATGTCGAGCAGCGCCTGTCCCCGGCCAGCATTTGCACCACGAACGAAAGTCGCATCCTGGAAACGTCAACCGGGTTTGCGGTGATCGAGCCGGTCACCCGGTTGGTGCAGGGGCAGGTGCTGCTGATCCTCAGCGGCGGGCGTACGCAGTTCGCTCGGGTCATGGAAAAAGCGTTAATCACGGAGGACGGCGAAGCGATTGAGGGCGCGGCGGCCGAAGAAGTCGAGGTTATGGGTAGGGTGACGTTTTTCATCAACAGCGCGATGGAGGATGATGGCGTGGTGTGATGGGGTATTGGGGCATGGGTGGGACATAAAAGTGCCGCAGATGATATGCAAAAGAACAAATGGATGCATTTCACTAGCGGCAAGTTACTGTTAAATACTCAGGAATTAAGGACAATCCCACAAAGACCCGTTACAGCGCTTTAAATCATGGACTTCCAGCTTTACTCGCTGGGCGCAGCCTTAGTCTTTCACGAGATCTTCTTCCCGGAACAGTCGGCGGCGATGGCACTGATTCTGGCGATGGGGACCTACGGTGCGGGCTATATTGCCCGTATCGTCGGGGCCTTTATCTTCGGCAAAATGGGCGATCGCGTGGGGCGCAAAAAGGTGCTGTTTATCACCATCACCATGATGGGGATCTGTACCACCCTGATCGGTGTACTGCCGACCTATGCGCAAATTGGAATCTTCGCGCCGGTGCTGCTGGTGACGCTGCGTATTATCCAGGGGCTGGGCGCGGGTGCCGAAATCTCCGGCGCGGGCACTATGCTGGCGGAATATGCCCCGAAAGGGAAACGCGGCATTATCTCTTCGCTTGTCGCCATGGGCACCAACTGCGGGACCCTCAGCGCCACGGCGATCTGGGCGGTGATGTTCTTTGCTCTCGACCGTGAAGAGCTGCTGGCCTGGGGGTGGCGTGTGCCGTTCCTGGCCAGTGTGGTGGTGATGATCTTTGCCATCTGGCTGCGTATGAATCTTAAAGAGAGTCCGGTGTTTGAGCAGGTCAATGCTGAAGAAGCCCCGGCGCAGGCCGCCGCGCAGGAAAATACCCTGGGAGCGATGGTGAAGAGCAAATCGTTCTGGCTGGCGACAGGCTTGCGTTTCGGCCAGGCGGGTAACTCCGGTCTGATCCAGACGTTCCTTGCGGGCTATCTCGTACAGACGCTGCTGTTCAACAAAGCCATCCCGACGGATGCCCTGATGATCAGCTCCATCCTTGGCTTTATTACCATTCCGTTGCTGGGCTGGTTGTCTGATAAATATGGCCGTCGTCTGCCTTATATTTTGCTGAACATTTCCGCCATTATTCTGGCCTATCCGATGCTGTCGCTCATTGTCGATAAATCGAATACGCCGGGAGTGATCATGACGTCCATCATCGTGATCCATAACTTTGCCGTACTGGGCTTGTTTGCGCTGGAAAATATCACCATGGCCGAAATATTCGGCTCCCGTAACCGCTTCACCCGAATGGCGATATCGAAAGAGGCGGGCGGTCTGGTGGCGGTTGGTTTTGGTCCGGTGCTGGCGGGGATCTTCTGCAACATGACCGGTTCCTGGTGGCCAATTGCGGTGATGGTGGTGGTCTACTCCGTTATCGGCCTGATCTCAGCCTTGCTGATGCCGGAAGTGCGTGACCGTGACCTGAGCATCCTTGGCGATGCCGCAGAAGACAAAGCTGCTGCGCTGGGTATGAACAATAAACATCGCGTTATCTCCTGATATCTGATGACTCTCCTGCCGATGCAGGGGAGTCTTTTTTTATCCCTCTCTACGCGGTTTACCGCATTGTGATTTACATCGAAAGCTGTCACACAACTTTCAATGTATGTCACACCAGATGGTGAAAAGTTAACGTAAATCAATATCCCGCTGACAACAATCAGTATGGTTAACCACAGAGAATTTTTTATTCCATCTACCATTCTAGTTGGGTTAGTGCGTCGGGTCAGGGGTTAACACCCGCCCGCAACGCCTGCTTAATCACATTGACGAGTGCTAACATGAAAAATCCGTTATTACATGCGCAAGCCACGCTGCCTCACTACAATCGCGATAACCTCAAGTCGCGCATCGTGCATCTGGGTTTTGGCGCCTTTCATCGCGCCCATCAGGCGGTATATACCGATATGCTGGCAGCAGAGCACGACAGCGACTGGGGATACTGCGAGGTCAACCTGATTGGCGGTGAGCAGCAGATCGCGGATCTCAAGGCGCAGGATAATCTTTACACCGTGGCAGAAATGTCAGCCGATGCCTGGACGGCGCGAGTGGTGGGTGTGGTCAAAAAAGCGCTGCACGCCCAGGTGGATGGGCTGGAAGCGGTACTGGCTGCTATGTGTGAACCGCAGGTGGCGATCGTCTCGTTAACCATCACCGAGAAAGGCTACTGTCACTCGCCCGCCACCGGGGAGTTAATGCTGGATCACCCGTTAATCGCTGCCGATCTGCAACAACCGCATACCCCGGTTTCCGCCGTCGGCGTGGTCGTAGAAGCGCTGGCGCGACGCAAAGCGGCGGGTCTGCCTGCCTTTACGGTAATGTCCTGCGATAACATGCCAGAGAACGGCCATGTGATGCGCAATGTCACCTGTGCTTATGCCCGCGCGGTGGACAGCGAACTGGCTGACTGGATCGACGCGAACGTGACCTTCCCGTCCACCATGGTGGATCGCATTGTGCCTGCCGTCACGGCCGATACTCTGACGAAAATTGAACAAATTACCGGCGTACGCGACCCGGCAGGGGTGGCCTGTGAGCCGTTCCGTCAGTGGGTAATCGAAGATAATTTCGTGGCCGGGCGACCGCAGTGGGAAAAAGCCGGCGCGGAGCTGGTGGCCGATGTGGTGCCTTTCGAAGAGATGAAGCTGCGCATGCTTAATGGCAGCCACTCGTTCCTGGCCTATCTTGGATATCTGGCGGGTTATCAGCACATCAATGACTGCATGGAAGACAGCCATTACCGCGCTGCTGCACATGCCCTGATGCTGAACGAGCAGGCACCGACGTTAAAAGTAAAAGGTGTCGATTTAGCACGTTATGCAGACCTGCTGATTGCGCGTTACAGCAACCCGGCATTGCGCCACCGTACCTGGCAGATTGCTATGGACGGCAGTCAGAAGTTACCGCAGCGTATGCTGGACTCTGTGCGCTGGCATCGTGCGCATCAGCGCAGCTTCCCGTTACTGGCGCTGGGTATTGCGGGTTGGATGCGCTATGTAGGGGGCGTCGATGAACAGGGAACAGCCATTGACGTCTGCGATCCGCTGCTGTCAGCGATTCAGGAAGCGGTAAAGAGCAGTGCCGAAGGTGAGAGCCGGGTCAACGCGCTGCTGGGCATTGAAGCGATCTTTGGTAATGAGTTACCGCTGGACGGGGTCTTTATCGACGCGGTGATAAGCGCGTATCTCACTCTGCTGGAGAAAGGGGCGAAAGCCACGGTCGCACAATACGCTGCGGCAATCTGACGCCATTCCATGCCGCCGTTCGCGGCGGCATGACGCTGCACGAATTAGTGCATCCCCAGACGGATCAGTTCAACTGGTTCGAAGCGGCCTTCATAGCCTTCTACTTCTACCGTTTTACTGCGACGTAATTGTGCGGCACTCAGCCCTTCGCCGTGAATGGCGCTGATTTTGCCTGTGTTGCCAGTGCTGCTAATCATTACGCGGCTGCCGGTGGTAATAGCATTACGGTTACGGTCGTAAGTCATCATAATAATTTCTCCTTTCTAACAAACCGAAGCGACATGTAATTTCCTGCCGCTCACGGGGGGCTATTAATACGCCTGTTGGCTGCTGCTGTTTTTGTTTTCGATCAATATCACACTTTTTTATCGGGACTGTGAATAAGCGCAGCCGGACAGTTCTTTAAGTATATTGATAGTTAC